CTTTGCAAAGGTTCGTGCCAAGGCACTTGCCCGTGCAATGGCAAACACCAAGCAAGTTAAGGCTGCAGACGTTTTCAACAATGCATTCTCAGCTAGCTACAACGGTGGTGACGGTGTTCCTCTTATCAGTGCATCTCACCCAACTGTAGGTGCTGGCAACCAATCCAACACCATTGGTGCCACCGACCTTTCAGAATCTTCTCTTGAAACTGCAACCATGGCAGTAACCAAGATTAAGGATGATCGTGGTATTCTAATTGGCGCTTCAACCCGCTCACTCCATGTTCCTTCTGATCTTGTATTCACCGCTGATCAGATTCTAAACAGCCCCGGTACAACTGTTGCCGGTGGTTCATCTGCATATGCACAAAACAACATCAACGCTGTTCGTCATATGTCAGTTGTTTCTGATGGTTTTTATGTAAACCGTCGCTTTACTGATACCAATGCTTGGTTCCTCAAGACCGACGTTCCAAATGGTACGAAGATGTTCACTCGTGTTCCTCTTCAAACCAAGATGGAGCCTGATTTTGACACCGGCAATATGCGCTTCAAGGCTCGTGAGCGTTATGCTTTCGGCTGGAGTGATTGGCGTCAATGGCGTGGTGCTTCTGGTTCTTCCTAATAGGCCAGTAGCTTACGTTTAAGCTATAAAGTTAAGGGGGTTTCTAGTAATAGGAACCCTCTTTTCTTTTGGTTTGTTTATATTGAATATCACGATTATAATTAACATTAATATACTTTTACTTTATTTTTTTATATTAAAGGAGATTCAATAGTGTCCACCAATATTCGTTCTTCTTATTTAGTTGGGAGTGGTGTTCTTGTTGATATTACAACAAGTGTAACAGTTGTTGATACTCGTATTCGTGCTATTCATGCCGTTGGTTCCGGTACATATGTTTTAGATGGTACATCAACAACACCATTAGGTTCTACTGCTGGCAGTATTATTAAGTTTGATGTAAGCGGTACAGCTTATCTTGATTGGTCAGATTTTGGTATTCGTACTGATGGGCTTGTATCTGTTTCCGCACCAGCTTCTGCTTCTAGTATTACAGTTTTTTACGGTTAATTTTAATGGCTGATTACACTTATCTTGTAAATGATATTTTACAAGCCTGTGAAAACGATTCACAGGAATTTAGTGATTATGTGCCAAATATGGTAAATAGAGCCGAAGAAAGACTAACCCGTGATTTAGATGACTATGGTTTAGTTATAGAAACATCAGTTGCAATTTCAGCAAACACTGCAAATATTACACTTCCAACTGGGACACGTATTATTAAAAATGTAAGTTTTGAAAGTGCTGGTTCAAGAATTAATTTACTTTTACGAACCGATGAGTATCTTTCATCTTTTTGGCCTGTAAGTGCATCAACTGGAACACCAAAGTATTATTCTCGTATTACGAATACATCTATTAGAGTTGCACCTACTCCAGCATCTACATATAACGGTAGGTTTATGACTGTAGCTCGTCCTACTACTCTTTCATCAGTTTCAAATACAAATTACTTTACATCAAATTGTTATGATGCTTTATTTAATGCTTCAATGATTGAGGCTATGGTGTTTATGAAAAATTATTCAGCAGTTCCTTTATTTGATTCACGATATAAAGAAGCTATTGAGGCATTACGTAATCAAGCACGTAGGACACGTAGGGATGATATGGAAGCTCCTGCTTCTCCTGCTGGTGCAGATAATACAGTTATTCCATATAGTAACTAAGGGAGTTTTTAAATTATGGCTGGTCGAAAAAAAATTATGAATGTAGTTGGAAAGCTTGTTGATAAATCTGGTCCTCTTTCTAAAATAGAAAGAAGGGCTAAAGAAGTTGTATCATCAGGTAGAGCTAATAGTGAAGATGGTGCTAAGTTTTTTAAAGAATTTGGTGAGCGGGAAACTTTTAAATACTTTGGTCCACAACGAGCAAAAGCTTTTATGAAAAAAGCTCGTCAATTAGATGCTGAAGAAAAAGCTGAAATAATTTCAGGAAAGCCAAAACCAATTGTAACTCCTCTAGGTAAAACTAAAGCTCGTAAGGTTATTAAAGAAAAGTCAAAAGCTGAGTCTCGCGCTGAACTAGAAAAAGGAATGAGGGAACGTCCAGAAGAAGCAATGACTACAGTTATTGGACAGCAAGAAGGATATGGCCCTTCCAGTTCAGGTGTCAAACCAACACGTAAAGCTTTAAAAGCTGCAAAAAAAGAATCTGAAAAACGTGAGCCTCAAAAAGAATTTATTCGCCGTATAGGTCGTGAAGCTGAACAAGGCGGTGTAGAAATTCCACGTAATTTTTCTAAACCTCGTGATCCAGGGGCTACTCCAGATCAAATTAGAGATGCCATGCGTGGCAAAATTAAATTAACAGATGAACAAATGGAAGATGTTTCCGCTGAAGATTTAATTAAAATTTATGAAGCTGGTGGAAATACCGCAAAAAAATATAAAGGCGGTTCAATTCGTGGAGCAGGTAAAGCATCGCGTGGTTATGGTAAAGCATTGATGCGTAGTTGCGGTGGATCAATGCATTACAAAAAGAAAGTTAAATAAAATGGCAGCAAGGAAAGCTATTAAAAAATTTTTTAAACGTGGTAGTAAACAGGATGCTGATTTACCAACTCCACGAAAAAATATTGATAAAGCATTATCTAAAAGTGTAGGTGAACGCGCTGCTGATGTAACACAACCTGCGGATATAGGAACTTTAGGTAGAAAATCTTTAAATGCAAATGATCCAGGATTTTTATCTGTATTACAAGTTGAAGGTGGAAAAACATTTAGAGCCTCTCAAGCTTTAAAATCTACAGAAAAAGAAATTGAAAAGTTACAAAAAAAACTTAAAGCTTTAAAATCTGAAAGTGAAGATGCAAATAAAAATCTTATTGGGGCAGATCGTATTAAAACAATTAAAAGTTTAAAGTCTCAAAAAGATTCTGTTCAAGAACAAATTGGATTATTAAATACTCGTATTAAAGATTTAACTAAAAGATATCCTATCGGTCAAGATGTTCAACAAAAATTAAAAGGCGTAGCAAAACAAACTGGAGGAAAAATCGTGGATAAAAAACAACAAATGGCTGCTGCAGATTGGATGCAAGGGCTTTCACAAAAAGAAATTGAAGAAATTTTAGGAAAACCTTCTCGTGATAAAGAAGGCGTAAAACGATCTGATAAAAAAACTACAACTAAAACCCGTGCTGCCAAATCTGGTGGCTCAATTGGTTGTGGCAAAGCTATGCGTGGTCATGGTAAAGGCCCATATAAAAAGAAAGGGATGTAATTATGGCTGCAAGTAAACTAATCAAAATTTTAAAGGCTGCTCTTGGTCAGGGTGAAAAAGGAAGGCGAAGTGGTAGAGCATTTCGAAATCCAAAAACAGGTAGGCTTGAGGGTATATCTAAGAAAGACTTAAAAACAGCAAGTAAGCTTCGTAAAGGAGCTATAGCTGCAGGAGTAGGTGCTGGTGGATTAGCAGCAGCAAATCTTGTAAATAAAGATGAAAAATCTTATAAAATTAAATCTGGTGATACTCTTTCTGAAATTGCTAAAAAAACAGGAACAACTCTTGAAAGGTTATTAAAAGCAAATCCAAGTATTAAAGACCCTAATAAAATTAAAGTTGATCAAGAAATTAAAATTAGTGAGGAAGTAAAACCTCGCAAATCTGTTTATGAAGATATGAGTAAGAAACAAATGTCTGAAATAACTAAAAAGAAAAACTCCAAAAATACTGTAACATTTAAAACTGGTGGATCAATCGGTTGTGGTAAAGCTATACGTGGTCATGGTAAAGGCCCATATAAAAAGAAAGGAATGTAATTATGGCTGTATTAACTCAAGATCAGATTGATCTTTTAAAAGAGCGTATGCGTAATTTAGGACGGGGTGCTAGAGGAAGTAAGCAAATTGAAGCATTACGTAATGATTCTAAAATTAAGAAAATTTTAGATCAGCTTAAAGGTTATTCAAAAGATGATAATCTTAGTACCGCTGATATTAATATTCCCCCAGGATTTATTGAACGTACTCGAAAAGTTTTTGGTACAAGTGGTGATCAACTTCCGGGTTCAAAATATCGTAAAGCTCCAAAGCGCATGACTTCTCAAGAAGCTGAAGAACGCAAAAAAGTACAAGCACCTAAACCTAGAGTACAAGCGCCTAAACCATCAAAGCTTGTAGAAATGGAAGTTCCAACTGCCGCTGTAGATAAACTTAAATCTGTTAGCCGTGCAATGCCACCTTCTCAAGAAGCTTTAGAACGTAAAGATATTGAGATGGTAAAGAAATCTCCTGAAAAGTTTTTAGGTTTACTTGAAATGGATGAAAAACAACAAAGTATGGAAGATTTTCTAAAAGAAATGAGTTCCATAAATAAAGCTGGTGGCAGCATTCGAAAAAAGAAAATGAAAAAAGGTGGTGCAGTTAAAGTACGAAAGGCTAATTGTAAACGTGGGCAAGGGAAAGCATTACGAGGATACTAATGCCATTAAAAAAAGGTACAACTAAAAAAGTTATTGGTAAGAATATTAGTGAACTTGTAAAAAGTGGAAGGCCACAAAAACAAGCAATTGCTATTGCATTACGATCTGCCGGAAAATCTCGCAAGAGAGCTACTGGTGGAGCAGTATCAAAAGTAAATGAAGCTGGAAATTATACTAAGCCAGGAGTAAGAAAAAAACTTTTCGAAAGTATTAAATCCGGTACACGAGGTGGAAAGGCTGGTCAATGGT